TTTTGTCTGGAAGGTATATAGAAGATAAATACTCAATGTTATCTGTTGTAAGTGAGGTTTGAGTTCCCGCTGTGATTGTTGTTCCACTAACACTCAGAACTACTGCGCGGGTATCGCTATTGGTAAAATCTAAAAATGCCAATAAACCCTTACTTTGAGATGAATCATAAGTTATTGACAGGTAACCGCTAGAGCCTGCCGACATATTTGTTGTAGAACCAAACGTAACCCCGCTTGTAGTACAAGTAAGGACATTGAAAGCTATATTTGTTGTAGAGGTTCGGTAGGAAAATAAAACCTGTTCAGTATCTGAATCATAAGCGGTTGTCACCCAAGCGTTAATACTTAGGCTGCTAGTATTTTGTACCCTACTGAGGCTGGTCCCGCTTACGTTAATAACGCCTGTATACGCTGTGCCACTTACATTTACTACTGAAATTACTCTGTCTATATGGGCATCATATGTTAAAGCAACAGAATTTCCACCGGTAGCATCTTGAACTACTATATCGGCTAAAGCTCCTTTAGAGATAGAGGTGCCGCTAACGGTTAAAGCCTCCCCGTAAGTGCCTCCATTGGCTTGACTATGGGCACAAACAAACTTTCCAGAGCCTTCGTGATATGCAATGTCCCCAGAATCTATTTTTCCTGCTGTTGAGAGAACTACTAAGGGTGTACCAAAGGTTAAATCACCAGAACTATTAAGCTCCCCCGCAACAACCGTCCAGTAATTGTTGTTGCCGTTATCGTTGTACATAACAACAAATTTACCGCCCCCATAAGCAACTTTTTGTCCATAACTTACAGCTGACTCAAACGTGGCTGTATCTGCATGAGTTAATGCAGCATTACTTTCCGCAACCGCACTCACAGTTCCATTGCTATTTAGCACAACAGTCTGCCCAGAACTCAAAGTCCCAGACGCAACAAAGTCTACAGCGTTTTGTCCACCGCCTGTCGGCAGCAGTTCCGACAGATTACTCATTTATACAGTCCATCCTATAGTGGCATCAACGTAGCTCATAGTTATCTCGGCAAAGTTTTTGTCAAAGATCAGGTCTGTAGCAGAGCTTGCGATGTTTTCGCCGTTACGAGCCACGGTAAACGTATTCGCTGCTGCGTCTCCTGTTCCGTCTTTCACTGTTACGGTGTCGCCTGCGCTTGGTGAGGCAGGTAGAGTAATCGTAATGCCGGAGGCTGTGGCAACAACAAACTCACCCACTGCTGCGGTGTAGCTTGTGCCTTTGAGTATTGGCAGGGCGTTCTTAGAGTCTAGCTGAGTCTGAATCGCGCTAGTAACGCCGTCTGTGTAGTTTAGCTCGGTAGCCGTGGCAGTAAGGTCGGAGATTTCAGAGACCGTAGCAGAAAAAGTACCGCCGAGCGTAAGATCGCCTGAGCTAGTAACTGTGCCCGTAAGAGTAAGGCCGTTTACTGTGCCCGTGCCGCCTACGCTTGTTACCGTACCGGTGCCCGCTTCTGTGGGGTTAGCGTTAAGCACTGCTGCACCTGCGCCCGCACCGTCTGTGACGACCATGACCTTAGAGCCGTTGGCCACATCTACTGTAGCGCCTGAGCCTTGCTTGATCGTAATAGTCTGACTGCCGGAAGTGGCGTTCTCAATGATCCACGTCTTGGATACCGTGTTTGGCCCAAGCGTAACTTCACGAGTAGCTGTCAGGTCCACCGCCGAAGTGAACTTAAGGTACAGCGAGCGCGTGGCATCTGCTGTAGCGTCCGGCATGGTGAAAGTTTCGTTGGCGTCTGCCGCCATTTCCTTCGTGCCGTAACTAAAACCGTCAGTAATTAGCTCAAGGTTAGTATTGGTACTGGTGCCCCAAGTGCCGTCCTCATCACCGGTGGTGATCTCCTTGAGCCGGAGGTTGTTTACATAAGTAGCCATTTAAATTCTCCAGTACCTATACTAAGGTAGAACCGCCAGCAGGCGGGATGCTTGTCGCGTAAATCTTTGTATTCTGACGCAAGTTTAGTGCTTCGCCGCAGTCAGAACAAGTGTCAGCGTTTAGTTCAGATTCGTCTAAATCGTGGCCGCAGTTGGCGCAAACCACTTCAATCTCATGCTTGGGGTCTATTGCATCGCCCAGTTGTACTGCTTCTTTTACTGTCTTCATGCTGCTATATCCGTCCAATTTGGTGTTTGACTGTCGTCTACGTCTACCCAGCCTGCGTTCTGATTCGGTACGATTTCACCCCAAACCAGCACTGTTCCGACTTGACCCGTGGCCTGTACGCCAAGTGGGTAAACCTTCGCCCCTGCGGTCTCGGTCGTCTCGCCTAGTGCAGTAGTGCCCTGAACGCCCGTCACGTCTACGTTCTGTTGGAGCAGTACCGTGATGTTGCCCAGTGTAGCGGTGGCCTCTAGGCCCGTAGCATCGAGTGAGGAATCCCCGATTATCTCTACATTGCCCGCTGTAGCGGTTGCAGCTACACCTGTGACGTTTATGGCTACAGTAGTTATCGGCCCTGCCGTGCCTAGCGCACCGGTACCCTCAACGCCCGTAACTGCAACAATAGCGTCCGCTTCTACTAGCGGGGTACCGATCTCACCGGTGGCTGCGTTACCAAGGGCGCTTATTGCCCCGTCGCCGTTAACCGCTATATTGCCAAGGGCTGTGGTAGCTTCGACCCCCGTAGGGAATACACCAACGCCTTCACCGACAGTAACCGAGCCAACCGCGCCGATAGCCGCAAGGCCAAGGGATTCACCCCAAGCCGCCTGCCCCCAGACTCCGCGACCCCAGCCGCCTAAGTAGACCGTGGCATTAAATACCGCAACACCCGTCTCGCCCGTAGCACTAAGCCCAGTAACCGAGACAATCGCATCTGCCTGAGCATCCGCCGTACCAAGACCCGTAGTGGCTTCAACACCCGTAAGGGTAACAACCGCACTAGCTGCAACACCTACTGTCCCTACAGCACCGGTACCGACTGGCGTGGCATTACCTTCGCCCCACGAATCAGTACCCCAAGAGCTGTATCCCCAACCGGAGACTGGGACAATAACGTCAGCCATCTAAGTGCCTTAAGCGATACGGATAATCGCGTTGCTCGCGTCAGCAGCAGGGAACACAATAGTGAAGTCGCCCGCAGTAGAGGTCTTGTCCGCACCAAAGTCCAGAACCGCAACAGCAGGGTTAGTGCCGCCGTCAGCCAAGTAGATCAGTGCGCCGCGAGCCGTAATAGTCGCTGTAGACCACGTAGTATCTGCAAAGTCCAAAAACGCTGTGGTGCCTGTAGACGCGGGATTAGCTGAGATAGTCAGCGTGTTTCCGCCCGCCGAATAGCCTGTGCCTGAAACTTCGTTAGTAGCCGAATACGCAGTAGTAGTCGCATCTAGCGTAGCTGACGAAGTAAATAGAGCAATCTTGAATGTCTGTGTTGTGTCGCTGCTGAAGTCGAAAGTGCCATCAAGCACGCCAACTTTGAACGATGTAACCATAGCTTGTGTGATAGCCATTTCTCTTTCCTCTTAAATTAACGCGGTTCAATCCTAAGCTGACCAGAGCGGTACATATCTTCCCGCAGCTTGCCATCGCCCAAGTTCTTTAATAACGCAATAGCGTCGATATACATCTTCTGGTACAGGGCCACCATATCCGGCTCACCCTTAATAAAGCGTATGGCCTCGACCAAAGCGCCGTTAAGCAGTGCGGAGTCAAACTCCTCGCCCAACCAAGTAGTACCGGCGGTGACAATAGACTCAGGGTAGTACCCGTAATGCAGCTCAACCTCGTAGCTAGCGTCCGGTGTCGGACCTACAATAAATGCCGAGTCGTCAAAGACCCCGTAGTGCTTGGGTGCGCCAGTATCCGTTGGGCCGGGATACGCTTCTCGTATGAAGTTAACGTCTTTGTTCAGCAAGTATGTGTAGTTGCCGTCACCGTCAATAACCGCCAAAGAGAAGGGGTACAAGAAGTCTGTAGGGTACACCAAATACTTGTTACCAGAGGTCAGGTTACCCGTCTGGTTTTTACGCAACGCAGGAATCTGAACAGTGTTATATATCTTCTGCTCAGCCTGATCGGTAAACATAGCAAGTTGGTCGTCCGTAAACGACTGCTCACAAATGTCCTCGATATTGGTTTTAAGCTCGGTGTAATTCACCTGCTACTCCTTAACCCATTGGGCCTCGGGCCATAGTACCTTTAGTCGCCGCACCCGTGCCGCGCATCTTAACGCCGCTAGTCTTCATGTCTTTGGGCGGCTGGTTGCAGCAGTCAGCAACGCTGTACTTTACTGGCTCATTCGGATGCTCGATGATCTTCGGAACCTTTACGTTTGATCGTGACTTCATTTTCATTTCTGTCTCCTAGCTCGTAGTTACTGTTACCGTGCCTACGGCGCCTCTGCCTTCTAAATTGTCTGGCGTAAGTCCAAAAGGATCGTTTAGCCCTACTGGGTCCCATCCCCATTGAATATCCCTACTTACCGTGAGTTCCGCAGAGTCTGGTCTGGGGTCGCGTATAGCTTGTGGGTCATCTACTGGGAACTCCCCCAACCTGTTCTGTGGTTGATCTGGATTCCAACACTCGGGGCATGCCTTGATGTTGGTCCGGTTGTCCTTTCTTACTAACTCTTTGAGTTCTCTAAGTTTATACTGAAACCCACAAACATCACAGATGGCTAGTGCATTTTGTCCAGACGCATACTTGTGTCCCATAGTTACCTCACACTAGCAATACGGGGCACCAAACTAAGCGACGCCTTTTCTCTGTCCTCACCTGCCGCTAGCTCAAACTGCCTCTCGTACTCTGTCTGTAGCATAGGAATACGGGGCATCAGTTCGGGGTCTTTTTGCGCTATGTAATACGCAAGCCCTGCAACGAGGCAGGGCAAGAAACGGAAGTTAACATCAGCGGTCTGTATACCGCTTCCCGCATCCTCAATACGGCGCATACGCCAGTATTTCAAAACATAGGTGCTCGACGCGTCCGGCACAGGCCACACAGTCACCGAAGGGTTAGCCTGCCCACGATCTACATAAAGCTGTATTGGACGGCCCTCAGAGAGCTTGTTGGGGATGCTAGCGTATGTGGAGACACTGATTCGGGTAATGTTCAGGTCAGACTGTGTGGTGACGTTGCCATCGCCTGTACGAACCACGTGCTCAAGTAAATCAATAGTATCGGCTGGAAGATCGTAAGTGGCTGTCCCATCTACTAAATTTACGCTGCCTTCTTCGATGGTCCACATGTTGATGCCACGGTTCTGCCACTCAATAGTAAGCAGGTTCATGGAGCGCCTAGCTGTACGTAGGTCATAACCAGAACGCATCTCACGACCGGCACGCTCCCACGCTTCTTCCGCAATCTCGGTGAAGTCCATGTTGAACGCTGTAGTGCCAGAAGTCGCCATTATTTCTTCTTCCTTTTCAAAGGTTTAACCCTTTTGGGTTTGCCCGCCGGTTGTCCTAGGCGCTTCTTCTGCGCTACGCGGGACTTCTTTTCTGCCGCTGTCATCTCACCAGAGGTCTTAGGCGTTTTACTGGAGACTCGTTTAGAGGGCCTACAGTACGGGGTTCCCCGCTTCTCGCCCGCTTTGCGGCCACAGGCTTTGCCGGTTCGGACATCTTTCCAGTCCTCTTTGAACCAGCGCTTTAGGGCTTTGCCCTTCTCTGTCTTACGAACGGCCACTGGACTTATTGCCCCAGTTCTTAGCGCCGACTTTACGGCACTTGGCTATCGCCCCAGAAGCGTAGGCGGAAGGAAAGACTTTATAGCGTGCCTTTACCTTGCGGTAGCACTCGTCCTTCACCGTACCGCCCTTTTTAAAGGCGACGGGCTTCATTTTGCCCATGCCTCTACACTTCATCATCGCATCTGGCCCCTAGTGTGGCCCTTCTTGCAGATGCCATCACCGCGAACACAGCCGCCAGCTTTGTAACCTTTAACTTTGCCGCCCATGGCCATTTTGCCTACACCGTCAGCCGCGTAGAATGGGACTTTCTTACCGCCCTTTTCTACCATTTTCAGTGGGCCACCAGCTTTGTAGCCTTTACCAGACCCCATTGCCATGCCGCCTTTCGACAGACGTTTTGTTCCGCAACCAGCCATAATAGCCTCCTACCATTTAACTTTGTCAGCCCAGTAGGCTGCGCTCATTTTACCTTTAGCGATGTTCTTGCCGTGACGGGCCTTAAACGATTTACGCTTGGCCTTCATCTTAGCAGACTCGCCCTTTTTGGGTGCCCCAGCGGTTTTAGCGCCTTTCTGCCCAAAACGAATCACCTTCTCCTTCCCGCCCTCGCAAGCCTTCACAATGTGGGACTTTTTGGGGTGAGAAGGAGTACGTCGCGGCTTATTGCAAGCCATCGCTTTCTTGTCTACTTGCTTAGCCATTAGCTGTAGAACACCGTCATCGCAGTGATATTCGTGAGCGCAGTAATAACCACGTCGTTCTCACAGCGAATACCATAGTCTGGGATGTTAATAGAGTGCGAATCTTCTGTAGCGAAGTCGATGTCTAGTACAGTAGCCCCACCAGAGCCGTCAGTAATAGTTAATCGACCCGCGCCTACAGCACTAGTAAGCACTTGGACTTGGCGCACACGAGCAGGGCCTACGCCCAAGCTACCGGTACCACCAGCAGCGACCCGTTTGGTTCTAATATCTGAACTAGACATAGGTTTCTCCTCTAGTTAGTAGGGATTAACCTTGCGAGACAGTAATAGTACCGTTGTCGTTCCAAAGAGCGCCTACAACTTCCGGATCTGTTTCAGGAAGAATGATGTAGCCTGTTACGTTACCAATCACATCGCCTGTTACGTCGCCAGTAGTATCGCCTTGGAAGCCGTTAGTCGAGATGACCGGGCCTGTAAAAGTGGTGTTAGCCATTTGAGAATCCTCACATGCGAGTTAATTTGGGGTGCATCTGTCTGCATGTCGTCAGCCGGGACTGTCAGATACACCGGATGACCCCGGTATAGGTACTATATACCACTTCGGAGCTAAGTCCACAATACTTAAGTAAAAAAGACCCGGCAGTTGTGGCTACCGGGCCAAGTCTCTAGGGGAGATAAAGCAGTTTCACAGTATCACTTAAGCCTGTGTTCGTAAATGTTCTTTATCCACCACATAAACATATCTTCGCTAAGCGTGTGTTTCATGGTGTTAACGCGGTTCGCCACTAGTTGGGCGTTCCCCCGTACGTAAGGGCCGTTAGGGTTTATGCGGTCTATAGAGGCGTTAAAGTCTTTCTTCTTACGGTCTCCGTAAGTGCCGTCTCTCTGGTGGGTCATAAGCATCCCAGATAAAGCACACTTACCGTCCTGCATCTCCCACATATCTATAACGTCTTCAGTGGTTAGGTCGTACTGAATTCCCTGCTTGACGCGCTGAGACTTTAGCTGGCCGTTTAGAACTCGGAGGTAGGATTCGGGGGTGGCGGAGGTTTTTCTTGATCTTTGGAGGGTAACGCACTGCTGGCAAACTCCCCGCACAAAACCTTCTTTGAAGTGCTCAAACTGGGACAGCAGCTTAACTTTGTTGCACGAAGTGCACACTCGGGAGCCTTGCGACTCTTTCTTTGCTTTGGTTTCTCTAGGCATATTACTTTTCTACCCACAAAAGAAAGGGGGCCGTAGCCCCCAATCTTAACACCTTTTTGCTTCTTATGAAGCGCCGGGTGAACCGAAGATGCCCAGTGGGTCAGATACGCCGAAGCTGTATCGCTCACGAGCCTTGTATCGGCTGTTGCCTGTGTCGAAGTCTGCGTCCATGCTAGTTTGCATAGGTGAGCGGACAAAGTGCTTCAGGCCGTTAGGTACGTCAGTCATCAAGAACCACGCATTGGTGTCAGTCAGGTAGTTATTTACTGTGTAACCACCGGGGATTGAACCATTGTTGCGGATTGCGTTGATGTCGTTGTCCGCTGTAGACACACGAAGCTCAGTATCCAACAGGCGCGTTGCAACGAATTGCAGGCTTGGTGGGATAACCAGCTTAGTGGGCTTAGCAGCGATCAGGAGACCACGCTCATCAGTCCAACCAGCGATCTGGATAACGGCAGCTTCGAGTGAAGTTTCGTTAAGATCGGCTGCAACAGCAGGACGGTTTGAGTTAGTGCCACCAGAAACGAGTGGGTGGTCAGTCGCACACAGAGTCTTGCCGTCGCCGTAAGTAGTGCCGGAGAAAGCGTTGTTGAGGATGCTAGCACCCTTAACTTGCTTAGTGTACGCCATCGCACGTGCGAGAGCCTTCGTGTAACGTGAAGAGAGTGAATCGTAGAGGTTATCTTCGATTGCTTCTTCAGTCAGC